AGATGAATACCTATTCACGTTAGGACCATTAGGTGTTTATTTGTTGGAGGAATTGCTAGAAAAGTTGCCACCTCATATCTTCTTTTATGCAAAGAAGACAATCGAAGATTTAGCACAATTTTCAGCAGCAGTGCCAAAAGAAACCGTGTGGACGATAAATGATTTGACTGCGCAAGATTCAAGTATGTCAGGCGCTTTCGTCACGTTATTTTCGAAGGTGTTAGAACAATTTGAAACACCTGCAAATTTACACGAATATTATCTGAAAACGAAGCTGTCGTTCCAGACGAGGACAATTTGTTTGGGAATAATGACCTTAACTGGAGAGTTGATGACTTATCTGATCAATTGTTTTGGATCATGGGCAAGGCAATGTTTGAAGTACGATTTACAGCCCGGAGATAGACTTTGCATAGGAGGAGATGACACAGCTTTGGCCAGAGTTAAGCAAGAGACAATGGCATGGAAGATGTGGTCAAAATGGGATCGAGCAGGGGACAAGACAACTTATTCAACTTATGGAGAATTCTGTACAATGAAATTCCGAGAAGGAAAAGTTGTTAAAAATCCAAGAATCCTATATCGAAGGTTGATGATGCATGAAGAACGAGGAAAATTAGATGATGTGATGTTGGGATATTTTGAACATTGGATCAACATTTACAATCATGGCGATCTACTCTATGACCTCCTTGACGAGGAAGATATGGAGTATGTTGCATATTTGAATCGATACTTCTTTAATGCAAAATCAAAAAGCAAAGTTGCAAAACAGTTTGATTGGAAGAAAGTGCAATTGGATTCTGCAGAGAATTTTACAAAAGTGGATGACCATACAATGGCTGAGATAGTCATGAATTTAGATTCATATATTTCAGAGGCAATTGAAATGATCACACCAAGTGAGGTTTTCAATGCAGCATATACCACTGCGGGGTTGATTGAATGATGGCAGATGAAAGCAAGATCACGGATAGTGCGGAAGGCAAAGGAACGAGGCAAGATTTGACGATAGTGAGAGATGAAGGATGGACTTTGGAAAGTCACATAACTTTGGCCGCTGCTGCTACAGCAACCACCAAAAGTTTTTCAGGATCCTTAGCAACATTGTTGGGTGATGATACGAAAGGTATGAAGGTTGTAGACTTGGTCAAGATAGTCATAATCTACTGTGCCAGTGAGAAAGGACAGAAAATCCGTTGCGGTATAAGAATTCGAGATAGTGGAGTAACTGTAGAACAGGCTTCAATGAGCCCTGGAGGTTTTTATGCTGTCTCAAATGCGATGAACATGGGCGAGATGATGACTCACAATTTGATATTGCCAAATGGAATCAGCCCTAGAGTTCAACCAATTTCATCAGAAGCAATGATGATGGAATTAATGTTGCAAGCCGACAAAGCAATGGATGTTTCAATTCACTTGTATGTAAAAAATCATGGACCAATGGTGTTGTATCGGACT